GAACGCGGCAATTACTGACATGCAGATGCGTCAGCGTGATGTTGCTGCGCTCGATGCAAAATACACGAAGGAGTTAGCTGATGCGAAAGCTGAAAATGATGCTCTTCTGCGGAAGCTTGATAATGGTGGCAGGGTGCTCGTCAAAGGAAAATGCCCTGTGCCATCCTCTGCCGAAACCTCCAGCGCCTCCGGCATGGGCAATGATGCCACCGTCGAACTCTCTCCAGTTGCTGGACGAAACGTTCTCGATATCCGGGACGGAATTATCCGCGACCAAACAGCACTGAGAACGCTTCAGGAATACATTAGGACGCAATGCCTTCGATGATAGCGATAATTTTACTCATTATCCTTCACATCTGGCTCTGTAGACAGGGTGGTGATCACTTCTGGAGTAAATCCAGATTAAACATCTCATTGCTGATGCTTGATATTGAGCATCTGGCGCGCAGTAAGGGGCTGCGTTGAGATAAGAGCCAGTTCATTACAAATACCAGGATTTAGCCTCGCATTCGCGGGGCTTTTTATATCTGAATTTCACAGCGCATCTCACGCGCATATTAACGAGAGCCTTTCAGTAAGCGAGCCTGAGAAATGCCGTTATAGGTGGCGACCTCTCTCGGGCGGCTTTTCTGTGAGACAGGCTCACTTTCTAAAAGGTAAAGACGCTATGAATAATCATTCAGTTATTCCAGCCTTCGACTTCCGAGAAATGGTGCAAGCCAAAAACGGAGAGGTCGTTACCACATCCAGAAAAATTGCCAAGTACTTCGGCAAGCGACACGGTGATGTTCTCAGGAAAATCGAGCAGGTTAAGGCTGATTGCTCGCGTGAGTTTAGCCAACGCAATTTTGCGTCGGCTGATTATATCGATGAGCAGGGCAAGGTTCGCCCGATGTACAGCCTGACGAAAGATGGCTGGATCATGGTTGTGATGGGGTTCACCGGGAAAGCTGCTGCGGCAATCAAGGAGAGCTATATCGCAGCATTCAACTGGATGGCAGAACAACTGAGCCGCCGCATGGCAATTGGCGAAGAAATGCAGCACCGCTACGCCATCAAAGAAACACGCTCAAAGCTGAAAGGTACGATCGGCAGTCGGTTAATGAACGAACGGAAGAAAGAGAAGCGTGTCCTGGCTGTCGAGCATGAATACATCTTGCAGGTGACACAGCCTGAACTGCTGATTAATTGAAGATGTCATTACAAAGCCTATCTACGGGGGGCTTGATAATGGCTTATACCCTGCACGGGATAACTTAACTGATATCCCTTTTAACGGATAAAGGTATTCAAGCCTGACACATCATGCGCTGTATCGTCGCCGTATTCCCGCATTAACCATGACCGTAGCCCGACGGGGAATTCCTTCTGCGTGAGTGTGCGGGAATAATCAAAAACGATGCACACCGGGTTATTAACGCGTCAACTGAACGCGGGGTTGCTCTTCATGTCAGCCAGTCCGGTGCAGGGGTAGAAGAAACCGGACGTTATGGTTTAGTGTGGAAACATTTGTGATGTGCTCTGTATGTTTTCAGTAAAGAGTAATGAATTATCAAAGGTATAGTAATATCTTTTTTGTTCGTGGATATTTGTAACCCACCGAAAAACTCCTGCTTTAGCAAGGTTTCTTCTGTATTCCTGAAATGTGATCTCTCTGGATTTCAGCTTATTAGAGGTCGTTTCTATAAGATGCCTATCCTTTGAAAATTTGACAGACACAATGTTTTTTAGGCCCTTTAATAACACTGTATTATCATTTTTTAATACAATATGAACATTCTCTGTGGCTAAATAGTAAATGTAATGTGAGACATTGTGACGTTTTAGCTCAGAATAAAACCATTGATAGTTTAAATCGTTTCGAACTTTATCAAATATTTGTTTAAAAATGACTACCTGATCCATAGATAAACCTTCCATGTGATATGAGGGGGGCGTAGTCTGCACGATTATCTAAATTGCTTCAATCTGGTCTGATCTGTTTTCTGAGCAATTCAGTAATGTCACTCTTTTCTTTGTTTGCTTCAGGAGAAACTCTTTTTTCTGAGCACAGTCTCCGGCGGCAGGCTTCAATGACCCAGGCTGAGAAATTCCCGGACCCTTTTTGATCAAGAGCGATGTTAATTTGTTCAATCATTTGGTTAGGAAAGCGGATGTTGCGGGTTGTTGTTCTGCGGGTTCTGTTCTTCGTTGACATGAGGTTGTCCCGTATTCAGTGTCGCTGATTTGTATTGTCTGAAGTTGTTTTTACGTTAAGTTGATGCAGATCAATTAATACGATATCTGCGTCATAATTGATTATTTGACGTGGTTTGATTGCGTAGATGCACGTTGTGACATGCAGATGATAATTATTATCATTTTGCGGGTCCTTTCCGGCGATCCGACAGGTTACGGGGCGGCGACCTCGCGGGTTTTCGCTATTTATGAAAATTTTCCGGTTTAAGGCGTTTCCGTTCTTCTTCGTTGTAACTTAATGTTTTTATTTAAAATACCCCCTGAAAAGAAAGGAAACGACAGGTGCTGAAAACGAGCTTTTGGGCCTCTGTCGTTTCCTTTCTCTGTTTTTGGCCGTGGAATGAACAATGGAAGTCAACAAAAAGCAGCTGGCTGACATTTTCGGTGCGAGTATCCGTACCATTCAGAACTGGCAGGAACAGGGAATGCCCGTTCTGCGAGGCGGTGGCAAGGGTAATGAGGTGCTTTATGACTCTGCCGCCGTTATAAGATGGTATGCCGAAAGGGATGCTGAAATTGAGAACGAAAAGCTGCGCCGGGAAGTTGAAGAACTGCGGCAGGCCAGCGAGGCAGATCTCCAGCCAGGGACTATTGAGTACGAACGCCATCGACTTACGCGTGCGCAGGCCGACGCACAGGAACTGAAGAATGCCAGAGACTCCGCTGAAGTGGTGGAAACCGCATTCTGTACTTTCGTGCTGTCGCGGATCGCAGGTGAAATTGCCAGTATTCTCGACGGGATCCCCCTGTCGGTGCAGCGGCGTTTTCCGGAACTGGAAAACCGACATGTTGATTTCCTGAAACGGGATATCATCAAAGCCATGAACAAAGCAGCCGCGCTGGATGAACTGATACCGGGGTTGCTGAGTGAATATATCGAACAGTCAGGTTAACAGGCTGCGGCATTTTGTCCGCGCCGGGCTTCGCTCACTGTTCCGGCCGGAGCCACAGACCGCCGTTGAATGGGCGGATGCCAATTACTATCTCCCGAAAGAATCCGCATACCAGGAAGGGCGCTGGGAAACACTGCCCTTTCAGCGGGCCATCATGAATGCGATGGGCAGTGACTACGTCCGCGAGGTGAATGTGGTGAAGTCTGCCCGTGTTGGTTATTCCAAAATGCTGCTGGGTGTTTATGCCTACTTCATAGAGCATAAGCAGCGCAACACCCTTATCTGGTTGCCGACGGATGGTGATGCCGAGAACTTTATGAAAACCCACGTTGAGCCGACCATCCGCGATATTCCGTCGCTGCTGGCGCTGGCTCCGTGGTATGGCAAAAAGCACCGGGATAACACGCTCACCATGAAGCGTTTTTCCAATGGTCGTGGCTTCTGGTGCCTGGGCGGTAAAGCGGCAAAAAACTACCGTGAAAAGTCGGTGGATGTGGCGGGTTATGATGAACTTGCTGCCTTTGATGAGGATATTGAACAGGAAGGCTCTCCGACGTTCCTGGGCGATAAGCGTATTGAAGGCTCGGTCTGGCCAAAGTCCATCCGTGGCTCCACGCCCAAAGTGAGAGGCACCTGCCAGATTGAGCGTGCAGCCAGTGAATCCCCGCATTTTATGCGTTTTCATGTTGCCTGCCCGCACTGCGGGGAGGAGCAGTACCTTAAATTTGGCGATAAAGAGACGCCGTTTGGCCTCAAATGGACGCCGGATGACCCCTCCAGCGTGTTTTATCTCTGCGAGCATAACGCCTGCGTCATCCGTCAGCAGGAGCTGGACTTCACTGATGCCCGTTATATCTGCGAAAAGACCGGGATCTGGACCCGTGATGGCATTCTCTGGTTTTCGTCATCCGGTGAAGAGATTGAGCCGCCGGACAGTGTGACCTTTCACATCTGGACGGCGTACAGCCCGTTCACCACCTGGGTGCAGATTGTCAAAGACTGGATGAAGACGAAAGGGGATACGGGAAAACGTAAAACCTTCGTGAACACCACGCTCGGTGAGACGTGGGAAGCGAAAATCGGTGAACGTCCGGATGCTGAAGTGATGGCAGAGCGGAAAGAGCATTATTCAGCGCCCGTTCCTGACCGTGTGGCTTACCTGACCGCCGGTATCGACTCCCAGCTGGATCGCTACGAAATGCGCGTTTGGGGATGGGGGCCGGGTGAGGAAAGCTGGCTGATTGACCGGCAGATTATTATGGGCCGCCACGACGATGAACAGACGCTGCAGCGTGTGGATGAGGCCATCAATAAAACCTATACCCGCCGGAATGGTGCAGAAATGTCGGTATCCCGTATCTGCTGGGATACTGGCGGGATTGACCCTACCATTGTGTATGAACGCTCGAAAAAACATGGGCTGTTCCGGGTGATCCCCATTAAAGGGGCATCCGTCTACGGTAAGCCGGTGGCCAGCATGCCACGTAAGCGAAACAAAAACGGGGTTTACCTTACCGAAATCGGTACGGATACCGCGAAAGAGCAGATTTATAACCGCTTCACACTGACGCCGGAAGGGGATGAACCGCTTCCCGGTGCCGTTCACTTCCCGAATAACCCGGATATTTTTGATCTGACCGAAGCGCAGCAGCTGACTGCTGAAGAGCAGGTCGAAAAATGGGTGGATGGCAGAAAAAAAATACTGTGGGACAGCAAAAAGCGACGCAATGAGGCGCTCGACTGCTTCGTTTATGCGCTGGCGGCGCTGCGCATCAGTATTTCCCGCTGGCAGCTGGATCTCAGTGCACTGCTGGTGAGCCTGCAGGAAGAGGATGGTGCAGCAACCAACAAGAAAACACTGGCAGATTACGCCCGTGCCTTATCCGGAGAGGATGAATGACGCGACAGGAAGAACTTGCCGCTGCCCGTGCGGCACTGCATGACCTGATGACAGGTAAACGGGTGGCAACGGTACAGAAAGACGGACGGCGAGTGGAGTTTACGGCCACTTCCGTGTCTGACCTGAAAAAATACATTGCGGAGCTGGAAGTGCAGACCGGCATGACACAGCGACGCAGGGGACCTGCAGGATTTTATGTATGAAAACGTCCACCATTCCCACCCTTCTGGGGCCGGACGGCATGACATCGCTGCGTGAATATGCCGGTTATCACGGCGGTGGCAGCGGATTTGGTGGGCAGTTGCGGGCGTGGAACCCACCGGGTGAAAGTGTGGATGCAGCCCTGCTGCCCAATTTTACCCGTGGCAATGCCCGTGCAGACGATCTGGTACGCAATAACGGCTATGCCGCCAACGCCATCCAGCTGCATCAGGATCATATCGTCGGGTCTTTTTTCCGGCTCAGTCATCGCCCAAGCTGGCGCTATCTGGGCATCGGGGAGGAAGACGCCCGTGCCTTTTCCCGCGAGGTTGAAGCGGCATGGAAAGAGTTTGCCGAAGATGACTGTTGCTGCATTGACGTTGAGCGAAAACGCACGTTTACCATGATGATTCGGGAAGGTGTGGCCATGCACGCCTTTAACGGTGAACTGTTCGTTCAGGCCACCTGGGATACCAGTCCGTCGCGGCTTTTCCGGACACAGTTCCGGATGGTCAGCCCGAAGCGCATCAGCAACCCGAACAATACCGGCGACAGCCGGAACTGCCGTGCCGGTGTGCAGATTAATGACAGCGGTGCGGCGCTGGGATATTACGTCAGCGAGGACGGGTATCCTGGCTGGATGCCGCAGAAATGGACATGGATACCCCGTGAGTTACCCGGCGGGCGCGCCTCGTTCATTCACGTTTTTGAACCCGTGGAGGACGGGCAGACCCGCGGTGCAAATGTGTTTTACAGCGTAATGGAGCAGATGAAGATGCTCGACACGCTGCAGAACACGCAGCTGCAGAGCGCCATTGTGAAGGCGATGTATGCCGCCACCATTGAAAGTGAGCTGGATACGCAGTCAGCGATGGATTTTATTCTGGGCGCGAACAGTCAGGAGCAGCGGGAAAGGCTGACGGGCTGGATTGGTGAAATTGCCGCGTATTACGCCGCAGCACCGGTCCGTCTGGGAGGCGCAAAAGTGCCGCACCTGATGCCGGGGGACTCACTGAACCTGCAGACGGCTCAGGACACGGATAACGGCTACTCCGTGTTTGAGCAGTCACTGCTGCGGTATATCGCTGCCGGGCTGGGTGTCTCGTATGAGCAGCTTTCCCGGAATTACGCCCAGATGAGCTACTCCACGGCACGGGCCAGTGCGAACGAGTCGTGGGCGTACTTTATGGGGCGGCGAAAATTCGTCGCATCCCGTCAGGCGAGCCAGATGTTTCTGTGCTGGCTGGAAGAGGCCATCGTTCGCCGCGTGGTGACGTTACCTTCAAAAGCGCGCTTCAGCTTTCAGGAAGCCCGCAGTGCCTGGGGGAACTGCGACTGGATAGGCTCCGGTCGTATGGCCATCGATGGTCTGAAAGAAGTTCAGGAAGCGGTGATGCTGATAGAAGCCGGACTGAGCACCTACGAGAAAGAGTGCGCGAAACGCGGTGACGACTATCAGGAAATTTTTGCCCAGCAGGTCCGTGAAACGATGGAGCGCCGCGCGGCTGGTCTTAAACCGCCCGCCTGGGCGGCTGCAGCATTTGAATCCGGGCTGCGACAATCAACAGAGGAGGAGAAGAGTGACAGCAGAGCTGCGTAATCTCCCGCATATTGCCAGCATGGCCTTTAATGAGCCGCTGATGCTTGAACCCGCCTATGCGCGGGTTTTCTTTTGTGCGCTTGCAGGCCAGCTTGGGATCAGCCGCCTGACGGATGCGGTGTCCGGCGACAGCCTGACTGCCCAGGAGGCACCCGCGACGCTGGCATTATCCGGTGATGATGACGGACCACGACAGGCCCGCAGTTATCAGGTCATGAACGGCATCGCCGTGCTGCCGGTGTCCGGCACGCTGGTCAGCCGGACGCGGGCGCTGCAGCCGTACTCGGGGATGACCGGTTACAACGGCATTATCGCCCGTCTGCAACAGGCTGCCAGCGACCCGATGGTGGACGGCATTCTGCTCGATATGGACACACCGGGCGGAATGGTGGCGGGAGCATTTGACTGCGCTGACATCATCGCCCGTGTGCGTGACATAAAGCCGGTATGGGCGCTGGCCAACGACATGAACTGCAGTGCAGGTCAGCTGCTTGCCAGTGCCGCCTCCCGACGTCTGGTCACGCAGACCGCACGGACAGGCTCCATCGGCGTCATGATGGCTCACAGTAATTACGGCGCTGCGCTGGAGAAACAGGGCGTGGAAATCACGCTGATTTACAGCGGCAGCCATAAGGTGGATGGCAACCCCTACAGCCATCTTCCGGATGACGTCCGGGAGACACTGCAGTCCCGGATGGATGCAACCCGCCGGATGTTTGCGCAGAAGGTGTCGGCATATACCGGCCTGTCCGTGCAGGCTGTGCTGGATACCGAGGCTGCAGTGTACAGCGGTCAGGAGGCCATTGATGCCGGACTGGCTGATGAACTTGTCAACAGCACCGATGCGATCACCGTTATGCGTGATGCACTGGATGCACGTAAATCCCGTCTCTCAGGAGGGCGAATGACCAAAGAGACTCAATCAACAACTGTTTCAGCCACTGCTTCGCAGGCTGACGTTACTGACGTGGTGCCAGCGACGGAGGGCGAAAACGCCAGCGCGGCGCAGCCGGACGTGAACGCGCAGATCACCGCTGCGGTTGCGGCAGAAAACAGCCGCATTATGGGGATCCTCAACTGTGAGGAGGCTCACGGACGCGAAGAACAGGCCCGCGTGCTGGCAGAAACCCCCGGTATGACCGTGGAAACGGCCCGCCGCATTCTGGCCGCAGCACCACAGAGTGCACAGGCGCGCAGTGACACTGCGCTGGATCGTCTGATGCAGGGGGCACCGGCACCGCTGGCTGCAGGTAACCCGGCATCTGATGCCGTTAACGATTTGCTGAACACACCAGTGTAAGGGATGTTTATGACGAGCAAAGAAACCTTTACCCATTACCAGCCGCTGGGCAACAGTGACCCGGCTCATACCGCAACCGCGCCCGGCGGATTGAGTGCGAAAGCGCCTGCAATGACCCCGCTGATGCTGGACACCTCCACCCGTAAGCTGGTTGCGTGGGATGGCACCACCGACGGTGCTGCCGTTGGCATTCTGGCGGTTGCTGCTGACCAGACCAGCACCACACTGATGTTCTACAAGTCCGGCACGTTCCGTTATGAGGATGTGCTCTGGCCGGAGGCTGCCAGCGACGAGACGAAAAAACGGACCGCGTTTGCCGGAACGGCAATCAGCATCGTTTAACCTTACCCTTCATCACTAAAGGCCGCCTGTGCGGCTTTTTTTATGGGATTTTTTTATGTCGATGTACACAACCGCCCAGCTGCTGGCGGCAAATGAGAAGAAATTTAAGTTTGATCCGCTGTTTCTGCGTCTCTTTTTCCGTGAGAGCTATCCCTTCACCACGGAGAAAGTCTATCTCTCACAAATTCCGGGACTGGTAAACATGGCGCTGTACGTTTCGCCGATTGTTTCCGGTGAGGTTATCCGCTCCCGTGGCGGCTCCACCTCTGAATTTACACCGGGATATGTCAAACCCAAGCACTTAGCATGGCTTTCTGAGGCTTTCGTGTAGTTGCTGGTTTTTACACTTAATCTTTTGATAATAAAGAATAAGTTTATCTGGTGCTTTCACTGAATTTTCCTCGTTATCTGTGTGTTGCAATCATCTCTGTATTGCAGCTTGTATTGCTTTTTGGGGCTAAAAATGGCTGGCGAGAACAAACTGAGCGACAAAGCGCTTAAAGGATATCTGGGGAAACCCAGAGAAAAGCAGATCACCATTGCTGATGGAAAGGGGCTTTCTATTCGTGTGAGTACTAAAGGGGCTGTGAGCTTTGTTTTCTTCTACAGGTTAGCAGGTGGCCGGGCTGCTCCGGTCTGGCTAACGTTGGGTAAATATCCTGATATGTCACTCAAACAGGCAAGGGAAAAGCGCGACGAGTGCCGTGGTTGGTTGGCTGACAAACGTGATCCGCGTATCCAGATTAAGATTCAGGCTGAAGAACGCTTAAAGCCGGTTACAGTGGAGGATGCACTAAATTACTGGTATGAAAATTACTGTAAGGTGCGTCGTAAAACTCATGCTGTAACGCTTGGCAGATTTCGAAAGCATATCTTTCCCTATATCGGTCATTTGCCCGTAAATGACACTCACCTATATGAATGGCTGGACTGTTTTGACCGAATTAAACGTAATGCACCAGTTATGGCGGCGTATGTTTTTTCTGACACTAAATTAGCTCTTCGTTTTTGTCGGGTACGCCAGTACGCGACGTGTGATGCTTTAAAGGATTTGCGCATGAGTGATGTGGGGCAGATTGCAGGTAAGCGGGATCGGGTTCTGGATGAAGCCGAACTCGGCCAGCTCTGGAAGGCAATTTTTGTCGAGCCTGATTTAAAACTAATGTCTGAATACACGCGAAAAATGTTTGTGCTTTGTACAGTATTTGGATGTCGAATGAGTGAAGCCCGATTATCAGAATGGAGCGAATGGGATCTCGAAAGTTGGGTTTGGACTGTACCAAAAGATCACTCAAAAACTGGTGTTGAAATCGTCAGACCAGTACCTGAAATTCTACGACAGTGGGTAACGGATGTTCACGAAGAGACAAAACATACTGGTTATGTGCTGGGAAGTCTGCGAATTAGAGAAAGCGTAAGCAAGATTGGGGGGAAAATCGGTAAACGTTTGGGCCATGAAAAACAATGGTCACTACACGACCTTAGAAGAACGCTATCTACTCATCTAAGTGATCTCGGTGTTGAATTTTATGTAGTAGAACAACTGTTAGGCCATGCGCTACCTGGCGTGGCAGGTGTTTACAACCGGAGTAAGTTTATGGCTAAAAAACTGGATGCTCTGGAACTCTGGACTACATATCTCAATAGCATCGCAGGTGCTGATTCAAAAGTGACAATCCTCAAACAAAAGGTTGGTTAACATGAAAAAAATGGCAATTGTTGATAAAAAGGGTCTGGAGTACATTCCTAACATTGACCGAATGATCCGTGAGAAAGAATGTCGGGAGCTAACCACTCTTGCGAACAGCACACGCTGGAAGCTGGAGAAGGAAGGAAAATTTCCTAAGCGGATCAAGATTGGTTCCACTGCTGTTGCATATCGTCTTTCAGAAGTGCAGGCATGGATTCGAGGTGAGTGGGTAGTTTAAATTATCTCAGAATAAAATATTATGAATTACTGATTTGAGAATTTGTACTCAAATCAGTAATAACATTCTTTATAAGAGATTAAATCCAAATAAAGAGTAATCATATACCGGGGTGCATTGCATCCCACTGAATATGCTGATGTTTTTTTCTGTTTCTATCCTTTTTTCAATAAGTTGTTGTATATTTTTACAGTACAATTTGTGTGTGATGTTATTATCGTAAGCCTGATATAGCAACGTCAATGTTGATGCTATGAAACATGCAGAAAGAAAATGAACTAGTACATGTGAGCGTTTTTTGGTTGTCCATGATGCATTCGCTTGTGAAATATAAATCATTCTGAGAATGATAATGATGATAGACAGTAACAGACCACTCAATAAAATAAGTATTGGGTTTGCGTATTTAATTAATGGTTGAGAGCAAAAAACTATTATAGCTCCTGTGATTGCGTATGAGAAAAAGGAGTAATTAAACTTCTTACTCCTTCTCTCAAGTATTTTAATTTCATCTTGTGTGGGGGTTTTAGATGCCTCTAATATAAGTTTATTAAATGTTTCTGTTATCTTGTTTTTTGTGTTTGTGGCTATTTTTTTTAGATTCATAGCATTCTAACTCCCTTAACTTATTTATTACTTTCTCTTTATGATAAGAGAGGGGAATGACTTGGTAAAGTGATTTGTCATTAATAATGATAATCCTTGCGATAAATATTTCTGCAAGTTATTTACCTGTTTGTTGATATCTTGTTAAGCGTTGGGTGTGGTTTATGTTTGGAGCGACTTTATTTAATCGTGATTTTATGGATTTATATTTATATCCTGTAAGATAAGCGCATGTTAGTTCAGGAGTAGTGTCAGATAAAATTATTCGGAGTAGAACTACCTTTTCTGTTTATTGCCAGTATTTACATAGCAATGCGCCGTAGTTACTCACATCACGGCGCTGATACTAATTATTCAGATTCTTTGGCTTTACGCCGCTGGAGTTCTTCACGAGCGACGGCTACGAGTTGCCCGATTTCCTCCGCTGCCTTGATGCCGATTTGTTCGACCTTAGCTAAGGCATCCAGTGAAGACACGAGGGGATTTTCTCCGCTTCCTTCTGCCTGGCGGCGGGCGATTTCACCGCGCATGGCGGTTACGATAAATCCGGCATTGCTTTCACCGTCCAGCTTAACGGATTCCATCCCTTGCATAACATCTAGTGGGACTCTGACAGTTGTCAGTTGTGATTTTGCGTTTTTGTTAGCCGTTGCCATTTCTGAAACTCCTAATCATCGGTGTGTTTCAGTATACACAAAAAAAGAAATACAAAAAGCCTTGACGTGTGTTTCATGCGCTCATAACATGAAACACACCGAAAGGATTGTTGAAATACAAAGAGCAACGCCCCGCAGTGCTGGGAACACATACGGGGCGTCTAACCAACAACGTAAACTAGGAGCCGTTATGGTTGCTGTAAATCATATACCACACCTTGTACACACACAAACGGCCTTTGTGTGGCGTTTTCTGGCACTGAGTGCCGGAGAATCTCAAATCATCCACGTAACCGCCTGGACGGAACGCGAAGCGCGTAGCCGTTGCCCGTCCGGTTGTGTTGCTGTATTCGCTGCAAAAATCCGCCAGGGAGTGAGTCATGCTTAAAACCTTCCGTGTATTTGCCCGAGCTGTTAACCCAATAGGCCACACAATTGGTATCGCTCAGAATGTGAAGGCTGTTAATGTTCAGACGGCTATTGCTGCGGTGAGAAGCGAATCATCAGAATATGGCTTATCACAAGTCATTATTTCAGCAGTGTATGAATTAAAAGAGGTGCATTAATGCAGGAAATCACATTACACGAAGCCGCTGAACGTGCGCACCAGACAGAAATTATTTGCCGCCTTCTTGAGGTATACCCGAACAAAATTACAGATGCTGATATATCCGCACTGGCGAGCCTACTGGCGCGTCTTTCGGGAAGTGTCGCTAGTTTTTTGATTGAGGAAGAAAGTAAGCTGGTGGGGGATTAAATGAATACAGAACGGGAAGTCTTTTTTAAATTGTTAGCATGTGCAGAAAGTTCATTAACTTTAAATAATTCAGCAAAAGCAATATTAAATATGTGGCTTGATTGCATAAATGACAATGAAGATGCAAATATTGCTTATGGCCTGTTGTCACTTATTGATGAAGCAGCAGAAAAACTCAATGACGCAATAAATAGTGCCCTGCTATCAAATAAGTCGAGTTAAGTCGAGGAATAAATAATATGGAAATGAAAAATTCTGGCTTTATTGCCAGCGGCCCCGCTCGGCCTGAATTTATGAACGGCGATATTTACCGCGATAAATACGGCGGCACGGTAACGATTAAAGGCGTGGCAGAACGGCGCATCACTTACCGTCGTGAGGGGTATAGCTATGACTGCGTGATGCCTGTTTATCAGTTCCGGCGTGATTTTTCCCTGGTATATGCCGCACCCCGCAGTAAGCCCATCAGCAGGGAAAAAGCGCGGGGAAACATCCAGAAAATGAAAAGCATGATTAACGCATTCAGGGGCAAAAAATGAAACTGGCACCGAACTTAAAAAAACAGCCACGCGACAGACTGACAGAGATAATCATCTTTGCAGGTAGTGATGCGTGGAGCCATGCGAAAGAGTGGCAGGAATGGGCGGGTAAACATATTGCCGCCGACGATGTGCCGCCTGTCGTGTTGGCTGATGAGCAACTGAAAAACATCACCGATTACCGGATCATTGATGAAGATCGTCAGTGTGTGCGTGTTTACCGCGCAGGACATATCACAGAGCACAGCATGACGCAGATTGTTACGTTACTGGCTGTGGCTGGAGTGAAGACCGTACACGAATACGCGGGGATTACTGACACCAGCCCAGTGGATTTATCCGACCAGTTGCCGCGACTCAAAGAGGAATGCGAGCGTGGGGAAAGCCTGGTGCTTAATCTTCCGACGAAGCAAAAGGCGCAACTTTCACAGATGGCAGACAGTGAGCGCGCGCAGCTGCTTGCCGAGCGCTTTGATGGCGTTTGTGTGCATCCGGAAAGTGAAATCGTTCACGTATGGCGCGGCGGGGTATGGTGTCCGATCAGCACAATGGAGCTGAGCCGCGAAATGGTGGCGATCTATTCAGAGCACAGGGCCACTTTCAGCAAACGCGTGATCAATAACGCCGTTGAAGCGTTAAAAGTTATTGCCGAACCAATGGGCGAGCCGTCCGGCGATTTGCTGCCGTTCGCCAATGGTGCGCTTGACCTGAAAACGGGGGAATTTTCCCCGCACACGCCGGAGAACTGGATCACCACGCACAACGGCATTGAGTACACGCCACCAGCACCAGGGGAGAACATCCGCGATAACGCGCCAAACTTTCATAAATGGCTTGAGCACGCAGCCGGAAAAGACCCGCGCAAGATGATGCGTATATGTGCCGCGCTGTACATGATTATGGCGAACCGGTACGACTGGCAGATGTTCATTGAGGCCACCGGAGACGGGGGAAGCGGTAAGAGTACATTTACCCATATTGCCACCCTGCTTGCTGGCAAACAGAACACCGTAAGCGCAGAGATGACATCACTCGATGATGCAGGAGGGCGTGCGCAGGTTGTCGGGAGTCGTCTTATCGTCCTTGCCGATCAGCCGAAATATACGGGGGAAGGCACGGGCATCAAGAAAATCACGGGAGGCGATCCCGTTGAAATTAACCCGAAATATGAGAAGCGATTCACGACGATAATAAGGGCGGTGGTACTGGCAACCAATAACGACCCGATGATCTTTACCGAACGGGCCGGAGGTGTGTCACGCCGTCGGGTGATTTTCCGGTTCGACAACATTGTAAGGGAGGACGAAAAAGACAAGGAATTACCGGAAAAGATAGCGGCAGAAATCCCCGTAATTATCCGCCGCTTGCTGGCTAATTTTGCTGCCCCTGAAAAGGCACGGGCTTTATTACTGGAACAGCGTGACGGTGATGAAGCTCTGGCAATAAAGCAGCAAACGGATCCGGTTGTTGAGCTTTGCGCGGCGCTGGAGTTTCTGGAGGAAGCTCGTGGGCTAATGATGGGCGGTGGTGGTGACACCGTGAAGTACACGACCAGAAACAGCCTTTACCGTGTCTATATGGCCTTCATGGCATATACAGGAAAGGGGAAATGTTTGAGCGTGAATGAGTTCGGAAAGGCTATGAGGTCAGCGGCGAAAGTTTACGGATATGAATATATTACGCGAAAAGTTAAGGGAGTCACGCAGACCAACGCAACGACTACTGATGATTGCGATGCGTTTTTATAAAAAATGGCAATGGTTATCTACCTTGTCTACCTGACTGAAATAAAATACTTTTATTTCAATGTATTAATGCAGGTAGATAACTATTTTTCACTGTCTACCTGTTATCTACCTTATCTACCCATTTTTGTAGACAGGTAAGGAGACGGGTAGAGATGAGGTAGACAGCTATTTGGGGCTGTCTACCTCCCTGAAACCCGCGCCATTACTGGCCTGATAACTAATCAGGTAGACAAGGTAGACAAGGTGGTGGTGCACAAAAAACTTTTTAAACGAGGGGGTAAAAATAAAAATGCACACATCAGGAAAACTGAACAAACATATAAAGCCACATTACCGCGCCCTTGATATGGCTGAACACTGGCTAAGGGTGGCGATTAAGGCAATAGACCGCAACGCCGGGGAAGGATACGCGAAAGCACATCCCGAACTGATAAGCGCATTCATGACAACGGCGGCTGCAAACTTTGCCACGCTGACCGAACGGGAGATTGCCGAAGCGGAGGAAGTGACAACCATCAATATTAAGTCCTGAGAGCAGGCAGCATGACGGCGCAAATAGCAGCTTACGGGCGGCTGGTGGACGACCCACAGGTAAAACATACCAGCAAGGGAACACCCATGACACTGGCATGGATGGCGGTATCTTTGCCATGCAGCCAGGCAGATGACGGAACGGCGACGATGTGGTTATCTGTGCTGGCGTTTGGCAGACAAGCCGACACGCTGGCAAAGCATCACAAAGGCGAACTCCTGAGCGTGGCGGGTAATATGCAGGTGAGCCAGTGGACTGGACAGAACGGTGAAACGCGGCAGGGCTGGCAGGTTATCGCAGACAGCGTAATCAGTGCGCGAACGGTGCGACCGGGCGGCAAAAAAGATCAACAGGGTCAGGCTACTGACGCACTGAACAGAGCAAAACAACAGGCAGATCAGCAAGGAAGCCATCCACCAGTGGGAGATAATGAGCAATGGGGAGATGATATTCCGTTTTAAATATTGCCAATAAAAAAGGCCGGAAAAAAATAAATTTTCCGGCATGCTACATAAATCCAGACCAAAGGGAGTGAAGATATTAACACTAATTATCCGTGCTGAAGTTGTCATCCCAAAACTTTATACAACATTGCACTCGGTTGCATGTATTCGCATGACAAATATCGGTGATAGCATATATCCACAATTATTTTTAATGAATGCAAAGAGGATGCGTATGGTTGATTTATATTCGCCTACCCAGCTTGTACAGGTGGTTAATGCTGTAGATGTACAAAAACAACTAAATGCGTTGTTTACCAGTTTGTTTTTTACTCGCTCGGTAATGTTTGAATCGCGCGATATTATTCTTGATACAATCGACGATCCAAATATCCCAATTGCAGCGTTTTGTTCTCCTATGGTGGGTAGTAAAGTTTCACGTGACGAAGGGTACGAATCAAAAACAATTCGTCCAGGCTATATGAAGCCGAAAAGCAGCATTGATCCAAATAAGTTAGCTGTGCGCCCTGCTGGTGTATCACCTGAGCAATACAATGCTTTTGGAGCGCGTAATATTAAAGTTAAACAGGCGATTGTAAATCAGGCTAAAGCTATTCGCGCACGTATTGAATGGCTTGCCGTTCAGGCAATCACAACGGGGAAAAATATCATTGAGGGCGATGGTATTGAACGTTATGAGCTGGACTGGAATATTAAACCACAAAATATCATCACTCAGTCTGGCGGTGCTGAGTGGTCAGGTAAGGATAAAGAAACTTTTGATCCAAATGATGATATTGAGAGCTACGCAGAATTTAGTGAGGGCGTCACTAATATCATCATTATGGGCGGTAATGTATGGAAGAAATACCGTTCATTCAGAGCGATAAAAGAGGCTCTGGATACCCGTCGTGGTTCTAATTCCGAACTGGAAACGGCCCTTAAAGACCTTGGTGATTCGGTGAGTTTTAAAGGGTATATGGGCGATGTTGCGATTGTTGTATACAGCGGGCGTTATACCGACGAGGACGGAACTGAAAAACATTTCCTTGATCCTGATTTGATGGTGCTTGGCAATACGGCTCTTCAGGGGATTGTCGCCTATGGCGGTATTCAGGATCCGGAGCTAATCCGAATGGGGCTGACTAAAGCCGAACTTGCACCGAAAAACTATATTGTGCCTGGTGATCCGGCTATTGAATATGTGCAGACACATTCAGCACCACAGCCAATACCGGCCCGCATCAATCGTTTTGTTACCGTTCGCATTGGCTAAGGGGGAGCAATGGCTACTCATTACACTGAACTCATGTCTGGCACTGAAGCACTGGTTACTACGCTGGGGATATTTTCAGCCAATAAAGGGGTAATACCTGCGTTTACGCCACTGATGCAGGAAGATGCAACTGGTGCGCTAGTGGTATGGGATGGAACGAGCGCAGGCAAAGCGGTTTATGTTTCCGCTGTACAAATCGACACAGCGAAAAAAACACAGGCACAGGTTTATAAGACAGGTGTTTTAAATGTTGATGCTCTGAACTGGCCTGAGTCTGTAAGAGAACTGTCGGCAAAGGTTGCCGCGTTTGTTGGCTCAGGTATTTCTGTTCAGCCGCTGGCTCGTGTGTAAAGGGGGATACAATGCAGAATGATTACAATGACCTTAAGCCAATTGCCGAAATGATGTACCCGAATCCAGCTGTAGAGGAATTAAAAGCTATCGCTGACAAAATGTGTTTAAGCGAGCGCCTTGTTGATATGAATCAGGTGATGGAAATTACAACCCTGAGTCGGCGTACACTGCTAAACCTTGAGGCTAGTGGAGAGTTCCCGGAGCGTGTGCAGGTTACGGAAGGGCGTAAGGCCTGGTATTTAAGTGAAGTGATCGACTGGATAAATAATATTCCTCGCGCTTCTGAATATTGCCGCGTACCTGTCCCAAAAAAGCCAGATGCGGCGCTATGCCTCAAGATTGAGCGTGTACGCCGCAATGCACGGGATGGTCGCTATAAGCTGATTGGTTGATGAAATTAGGGCCCGCTCTGGCTGGCGGGTCCTTTCCGGCGATCTGACAGGCTACGGGGCGTCAGGCGCGCAGATTCTTGCTATTTATGACAATTTTCTGCGATTTGCCGTTTCCGTTCTTCTTCCTCGTAACTTAGTGTTTTTATTAGAAATACCCTCTAAAAAGAAAGGAAATGACAGGTGCTGAAAACAGGCTTTTGGGTCTCCGTCATTTCCTTTCTCATTTTTATCTAAAAGTAAGCATCGAGGCCACCCCAAATGCTTATAGAGGTTATTGTGTCACTATGCGTACTGTTCAGGATTTAAAGTAGCAAGACATCTAGTTGCTTGCAGTTTTGGCGAATGATGTGAGGTTCTGCTATAACAGATAATGTAACAAGTTACTGATATATTCTGTTATGGTTGACTTTAAATTTTGTTGCTCCTTCAATGAATTATTGAGGGGTGAAAATTAGGCGTGATAAGAATCGATCACGCCTATTGTTTATCTTGAAGAAATTTTAGGCAGGCTTTTTAAAAATAAATCTTTATTTCTACTTGCATCAGTTAAAAGTGTTAGGAATATTTTATCTGTAGGAGTGCATGTGCTCTTGTTTAACAGTAATTCACCAAGTTTCTGTAATCGAGAGAATTGCCCATCCTCTTGGATTCTGTGACGAAGTGTACTATCATTTTTAATAACATCAACAAATGCAGAAACCATGTTAATATCAAAGTGTTCAAACATTTCCAATATTAAAGGTGCAGCCCCATTTGAATAAAAATTCTTCCTTCCATACTGATAGCTGAAACCACGATGGCCAACATAAGTTTTTGTAATGGCTGAAACAAATTCAACAATATTATCTTCAGGGACGAAACTCGAGAATGGTAATAATTGGGTTACGATTTTTTCCTCTTCTGACCAATTATCTAAAGACTCGGTGAGTTTATTAATGAGAGGCTCAATAATAACTTTTCGGGATGCAGGGCTAATATACATCAGTCCATCTACCAATAGTATGAATTGTTGTGCCTTCTCTATCTTATTGTTGTTTCCTGAAACTAAATACTTGTCAAATTGTTGGCCGACTTTACGTCGGTCGTCTTTTGAAAGTAATGTCCATAAAATAGGTGCGCAAAATTCAATGTTGTTTCTGAGTTCACTTGATATATTGGATGAGCAGTATGTGCCAAAAAAACGAGAGGATAATTCACTGATATAAATTGCAGGTAGATCTGAAAAGGCTTGCTTAACTGCCAGGCTATTTTTATTAAATGTTGCCGAATCCATTTCTGAAAGATATGTAGATATATCTATGATGGCTGGTGGAAACTCTTTAGAAAGAACGTATTTATTACAATCATTAATCAGGTTCACTACTTTGATTAAATCAGGGTCGCTACTTTGTGGATGTCCACCAAATAGATTCCTGGTTTCTCTAGCTTGTTGTAATAGTTTCTGACCTTCTCGATCGATAACTCCTATTTTAAATGCTCCATCTATTAAATCAAAGTCGCTCACATAATCCTGAAAATCTTCATACGTTTTAATTTCTTTTTTTTGTTTACACTCTTTGTTGAATAGATCTAGGCTACGATGAATTATCTTTTGACGTAAATCATCAACTACAGCATTCCAGTAAGCAGTGATGGCACTTCTATAACCTTTTACAGGAAGAACTCTTATTGCTTCTGAAATATATGGGCAGTCAACTACATCATGCCTCACAGTTGAGAGCGCAGTTTGTAACAATGTAACTTCTGTAGAGTCTAGTGGAGTTGGCTGCACTAAATGAGAACTTATCTCTGTACCCTTCATTTCAGGATTTTCCTATTCTTTTCCATTTTTCTACTCTATTGAATTTGAAAAAGATATCAAGTTCGTTCTTGCCAGTTTTAAGTGGAAAAATTGATGTTACCTTATTGAGATAAGGCAGTTCTCTATAACCTATTGTTATTAATTATTTTTATTTTTTTTCCAATTCAGATGTTTAGGGCTAAGAAGTTAAGTGAGAGTTCACAGCAAAACTGCTTCTAGTTCCTCACCGAGGAGCAAAAGGTTAAGACAGCGTACTTTGTATTGCACAATGTATTGCAGAACCTTCTTTCGAAAGCTACAACAATCAATTTTATATTGAAAATTCAATCATATCCTTTCGATATTGACTCATATAGCCGAAGCATGAGGTGAATCCGCAGATGACCCTGCGTCGCCTGCCGGATGAAGATCCGCAGAATCTGGCGGACCCGGCTTACCGCCGCCGTCGCATCATCATGCAGAACATGCGTGACGAAGAGCTGGCCATTGCTCAGGTCGAAGAGATGCAGGCAGTTTCTGCTGTGCTTAAGGGCAAATACACCATGACCGGTGAAGCCTTCGATCCGGTTGAGGTGGATATGGGCCGCAGTGCGGCGAACAACATCACACAGTCCGGCGTCACGGAGTGGAGCAAGCGTGACAAGTCCACGTATGACCCGACCGACGATATCGAAGCCTACGCGCTGAACGCCAGCGGTGTGGTGAATATCATCGTGTTTGACCCGAAAGGCTGGGCGCTGTTCCGTTCCTTCAAAGCCGTCAGGGAGAAGCTGGATACCCGTCGCGGCTCTAATTCCGAGCTGGAGACAGCGGTAAAAGACCTGGGCGAAGCGGTGTCCTATAAGGGGATGTATGGCGATACGGCGATCGTCGTGTATTCCGGACAGTACGTGGAAAACGACGTCAAAAAGAACTTCCTGCCGGACAACACGATGGTGCTGGGGAACACTCAGGCACGCGGTCTGCGCACCTATGGCTGCATTCAGGATGCGGACGCACAGCGCGAAGGTATTAACGCCTCTGCCCGCTACCCGAAAAACTGGGTGACCACCGGCGATCCGGCGCGTGAGTTCACCATGATTCAGTCAGCACCGCTGATGCTGCTGGCTGATCCTGATGCGTTCGTGTCCGTACAACTGGCGTAATCATGGCCCTTCGGGGCCATTTTCTCTCTGTGGAGGAGTCCATGACGAAAGATGAACTGATTGCCCGTCTTCAGGTGCTGGGTGAGCAACTGAACCGTGATGTCAGCCTGACGGGGACGGAAGAAGAACTGGTGCTCCGTGTGGCAGAGCTGGAAGAGGAGCTTGATGACACGGATGACGCTGCCGGTCAGGACACATCTGTCAGCCCGGAAAATGCGCTGACCGGACATGAAAATGAGGTGGTATCAGCGCAGCCGGATACCGTGATTGATACGGCTGCTCTGGTCACGGTCGTGGCACTGGTGACGCTGCATACCGATGCACTTCACGCCACGCGGGATGAGGCTGTGGCATTTGTGCTGCCGGGAACGGCGTTCCGTGTCTCTGCCGGTGTGGCAGCTGAAATGACAGAGCGCGGCCTGGCCAGAATGCAATAACGGGAGGCGCTGTGGCTGATTTCGATAACCTGTTCGATGCTGCCATTGCCCGCGCCGATGAAACGATACGCGGGTACATGGGAACGTCAGCCACCATGACATCCGGTGAGCAGTCCGGCGCAGTAATACGTGGTGTTTTTGATGACCCTGAAAATATCAGCTATGCCGGACAGGGCGTGCGCGTTGAAGGCTCCAGCCCGTCCCTGTTTGTCCGGACTGATGATGTGCGGCAACTGCGGCGTGGAGACACGCTGACCATCGGTGAGGAAAACTTCTGGATAGACCGGGTTTCGCCGGATGATGGTGGAAGCTGTCATCTCTGGCTTGGGCGGGGCGTACCGCCTGCCGTTAACCGTCGCCGCTGAAAGGGGGATGTATGGCCATAAAAGGTCTTGAGCAGGCCGTTGAAAACCTCAGCCGTATCAGCAAAACGGCGGTGCCTGGTGCCGCCGCAATGGCCATTAACCGCGTTGCGTCATCCGCGATATCGCAGTCGGTGGCACAGGTTGCCCGTGAGACAAAGGTACGCCGGAAACTGGTAAAGGAAAGGGCCAGGCTGAAAAGGGCCACGGTCAAAAATCC